CACCCTCATCATCGTTTGCGTCGTTCGCATTGGACTGCTGATCCTGGGCTGGGGTATAGCCCGGCGTGTCGTCTAGCGTCGTGTACTGACGATCATCAATCGCGTGATAGCCCGGCGTGTCTTCATCAGGCGATTCGTCATCCAGCCCCAACACGTTGCCCGTATCAGGACTAGCCTCGTCTTCGTCAGGCTCTACATCACCATAGTATTTTGGTGTTGCACGATCATCACCAATCTCTTCTTCGTCCTGCTCACCATCCTCATCACGCGTTGTACTCTTGCTACGCACATGCTGCATGCGACTGTCATCGGTGGTGAAACCAATGCGGCCATGCCAAACATAAGGTGCTTCTTCATCCGATGCAGATTCATCAAGCTGCACCATGTGACGGCAGCGATTCATACATTCGAACGATCCAGGTTCAGGTACAGTGTCAATCGTATAAGGATTGCCGTTTACTGCATCCTCACATCCATCACACGTATCTGCATCGTCTGGGCCTATGAACATGGCTGTCAGGGCTGACATGCAACCACCGCTTCATGTACTTTGAGCATGACATTCGAAACAGTCCACGTATCACGATTGCCAACAACATTGAATGCACCTGGATGCGTTTGCCAATCAAGCACATACCAATCGGGTGCAAGCAGTACGTGATTCTTTACACCTGCAACGTGCGCGAGTCGAGATGGCCCAGAGTCAACAGTGATAATAGCTTTGCGAGCGCGTTTCATCAGCGTGTAGACCCACGCAATACTCCATCCGTATTCGTGCTTCACTTGACGACTGACGAGTAATGGCTTCGGATCGTTCTTGCCACCGATGATCGCGATCTTGCTAGACGCTCCATACGTGAACAGCAACGCTTCAATCAGTTTGACATAGTTCTCAAGCGGCCACGTGCGTCGAAAGTCGTTTGAGAACGGCGCAATGATGAAGTCGTACTCAGGCACAAGCTCAAGCTCATTACGATTCGTGCCGTCATCCAGATACGCGCCAACAGGGATGTAGTGTGGTGTCGGTAGATGATCACACTCGAATCCAGCTTGTTCCAAATACTGTAGGATCAGATGCTTGTGTCGGCCATACTTCTGAATGAGCTTATGCACGTTGAGATTGATCAGGTTGATAAATCCATGATCCGGTACGCGATCCATAAACTGTGCATTGAGTGGGCGCATCGGTAGCTGCAGTTCAGAATTACCGAAGTACAGATAGATGAAAGGACGTTGACGCGCAATCTCTTGGATCGCCACCATCGCCATCAAACCATCGCCAAGTGCAGTATCAGTGCAAACCACAAAGTCGCGGATCGAATCGCTCACTTAGACTCCAACGCATCGTACGCGTCCCACTTGTCTTCACTCTTGCCGAAGTATTGCACAACGACACGCACATCACGCAGTCCACGTGCTTGCGCATCACGCACAAGATGACCACCCTCACTAAGCGTTGGTGTACCATCAGGATTCACTTGAACAGTAATCATATCAGCACGAGGATTTGCTGCGCGCAATTCATCAGCCGCAGCTTTGACCTGTGCTTGATGCTCAGGTGTTACATCCTTGTCCCACGTATCGAACTGTTCTGCAGTATAACGTCCATGCAATCCAGCTACAAACGAGGTTGGTAGTTCAACAGGACGCTGATAGTACGCAGTAATCGAATCGTGATCACCAGCTTTGCCATCAACCTTCGTCAACCCATAGTACGAATCAAATGACGCCTTATCAGCGAACTGCAGACGGCCGGTACCCATGTGATCGAATTCAGCCATCGTATGCATGCTGCCTGGGCTAGTTTCCACCTTGGTGACGACTGATCCCGGATTGCCTTTGTGCAGGTAGTCTTCGTACTTCGCAAACTGTGCATCGGTGCCGCTTGCAAGAATCTCGACCTGATCAGATGCTAGATTGCGCACATACGCTTTGAGCCCAAGATCACGTGCTGCAACAAGCGCATTCGCACGGAACTGAACGCCTTGCACACGCCCAGAGACAAGATAATGATTCGATGTCTCACTCGTTGTGCTGCCACCACGCAATCCAGGACGGCCGAGATGCGCGTAGTTTCCTGATCCTGCTCCACCTTCACGCAGTTTTGGTGAGGCGTCAAACACTTCACGCGTTCCGTCAGTGTAGTATATCGTTGAACGACGGCCATAATCGCAACCGATACCACGCACCTGCTTACCGCTGACAGCCGCTTCTTGCATTGCGGCAGGCTGACTTGTGCGATACGTTGCAACTGTCTTGAAAAGTTGACGCGCTGAATTAGGAATAGTACGACCGTTGATATACGCAGCGTAGCACTCAGCGAAGTATTCCCACTTGTTTGTAGCAGCATAATCCGAAAAATCTGAATGCTCCGCGCCGGAACGTACAAGTGCGCGCTGCGCGTTCCTAAAGTTCTGATACGATGCTTCAACACGCATACCAAAAGTCGGATTTTTAGCTTCGATTGCATGCTCAAGCACATGACCTAGTTCATGGTCAACAACCGCACGTTCATACCGTTGCTGGCTAACTCCATCTTCTTTACCAATATCATCTGCAATCCCCATTGAAGGCTTAGTTGATGCGCGCTCAATCCAATTATCGACTGCAGGCTGATTCATAAACAAAGACGACTTACCGTAACGCTCTTCAAGTGTCAGTCCAACATAGCCACCCGCAACATCGTCAGCAATACCACTGCGACCAAGGAATGTCGCTTTTGATGCTGACGCAACAACATCCAAAGCTGTTGCAAGAATCGGCACAGCAGCAGCATTACGATCAATCTCGCTTGTGATAACCTTTGCTGCATTTGGATCAATGGCTTCAGATACTGCCGTATAATCAGCCTCGCCTCGCGGGTCGCCTTCAACTTTTGCCCAATGTCCCTTAATCACAGTGCCTGCATCAAAATGCGTCACATAACCCGCTGCTGATCCACCACGTACGCCCAGACGACCAACGTGCCCGCGATCACCTGATCCTGCGCCACCCTCACGTACACGTACCTTTGATCCCTGTGCAGTACGGAATTTGCTGAACTCGTGCATAGCATCAATGTATGAACGCTCAGCCGTACGCCACAAGAAGTGTCCGTACAGCTTGATGCGCGCACGGAATGATGCGACATCCTGAATCACTGTATCTGCTGTCGAGCTATCCAGCTTTGCGATCACATCAGGCAGCAGTGAATTTTCCAGGTAGTCCTTGTTCTCTTTTGTTGCCTGGGACAGCAGATAGGATGAGCAGCGCACGGGCGTATCGTAGCCTGTGATCCATCCCCGCATCTTCAAGTCTTTGAGCGCGCGTTCGAATCCTACGTTGGCTGCAGCTTCGATGTTCGTCTCAGCAATGCGCTGTAGATCAGCGACCATGTTCGCAACGACGACCTGATGATGTCGTGAATCACCAACACTGATTTGCAGCTTAGGTACATAGGAACGCATCGTCAGCCACAACGCACGTGAGTAACGCTGGATCATTACTTCCAGCGTCACCACGTACTGTCGGCGAGCGTATTTGACGATCTTGGCTACGCTTTTGTCTATAGCCTTGATCTGCGCCTCAATCAGATTCAGACTCATCCAAATTGCGCTTCGTTGACTCTGCAGCTTCTTCGAATTCGCGCACCACGTCAGGGCGCTCAAGCAACAGACGCGCTAGATCACTACGGATCGTCATCATTGGCCCAATGGCTTCCTTCAGTACGACACCGTAGAGCGCCGTCATCATCGCTTCACGCTTCTTGATGTTTGCGCGACCTTCGTTGGTCATCGGCGAGTTTGCAGCCTTGCTGTAGCCATTCGAAGGCGATGTCGGATTCGGTGGTGTACGCGCTGCACGATTGACAAGGTTCGTCTTCGAATCACCACTGTTGGGCTTCTGACCGGGCGGCACACCATTCCCACCACCCGCACCCGGCTTAGCGTTTGGATTGGGCTCTTGCTTCATTCCAGCGACTACAGGTGGTGCAGGTACGTTGAGCAATGGCTGTTGGGCTACAGGCTGTTCTGCTTGATTCTCTTCTTGCACCGCTTGTGAGATTGCAACATCCGGCACGTGCTTGTTGTCCTGTCCAAACACGTGCGCAATCGACATACCCTTCTTCGCTTCATCAACGATCATCGCCCACATCTCTGCGAACTCATACGTTGTGATGTTCAGTTCCTTGGCAGCGAGCGTTGCAACGATGGACTTGGGCAACCACTCCATCGCTTCAGCAAGTGCGAGGTCCTTGAGCTTCGCTGAACGATCTTCTTGTGCAATAGACGGGAAGCTGAATTCGATCAACTCACGCGAGAACTTGCCCGTCTTCTTAATCGCCTCAATGCGCGCTTTCTGCTCGGTGGTGAGCTTCTGTGTCTTCTGCGCAGCGAGAGCTTCGCGCTGTTGTGCAGGCGGCTTGTCGCGATTCACATTGACGAGTGATGCACCATTCGTCGTCGGCTGCCCAGCAAGTGCCAACGTCTGTTCATGTTGCATCTGAGCCTGCTGCGCAGCTTGATCCTGTTGCTGCTGCGTGTAATCGTCGTTCTTCTTTTCCATCTCCTTACGCTTGTCGTCCATGTCATCCATCGTGTCATCTTGGACAGCAAGCCGCTTGACTGTACGCGCATCAGCCAGCACTTCATCAAGATCAATAATTCCAGCATTGGCAGCGTTCGTGATCACACGATCCATGAACGTATGAGCAATCTTTTCGATTAGCATCTGCCGCGCTTCGTAGCGTTTGGTACCGGGCTCAGTAGACGCAAGGATTCCAGCACGTGCGCCCTTACCGCTCGTGCCAATGAATTCTTTCGGTGTCCCAACGCCCGTAGCAATAGTCGCAGTCAGATGGTCAATGTCAGGTGATGCATCATTGCCGCGCATCTGCGAGGACTGCGGCTTCAACTCCATCGCCTTCGTATGGATGAATGTTGCACCAGGATTGAACGGGTCAGGAAGCTGGGCTCCAATGGACTCGACATCCGCCTCGCCCGATGTCACCAGCACATCCCACACGAACGCAGCTTCCAACTGACCTTTGACTACACGCGCGTTGAGCAAATCCTTGTAACGCTTGAGCCAGCCCAGCACACTGAACAGATCAGTACGACCGCGCTTCTCCCACGCGCAACAGTTGATCTTAACGTGATAGCACTGATCAGCGGGAATCTGACGAATGATGTATTTGACCGCTGCGGGCTGCTTATCAGGTGGCGCACCCGTGATGTAATTCTGATACGGTGTGCTGTACTGCTGGTGGTAGTAGTAGACTTTCTTGAAGTCTTCGGGGTCAGTGATAATCTCCCAGATCGTAGACGGATCGACAGTGCGATAGTCCGTCAAACCTTTCTTGGGCACGTTGTCGTACCACTCGTTGATCAACTCCCCGCACCACCACAGATCATTTGCAATCTGCATGAGGTCCGAATAGAAGTCGGTACGATCCACAAACTCACGGATCACTTCATCGACTTCGATATTCGTACAGGTATGATCAATGCCACGACCCAGCGTGTAGTAGGTCGTGAGCATAATCAACTGATGCGCAAGTGGATTGTGATTGTAGGCTTCGAATGCTTTCGCATGCATGTCGAGATATTGATACAGGTACAACTGCTTCGACCACGGACCACCCATGATCGGAATGTACTCCTGACCTAGATCGCGACCACTGCCATACTGTGAGCCTGGGCCACGGTAGTAGTCCTGACCGTAGCCGTCGTAGCCGCCGCGATAGCCGCCAGCGAATGCATCCTCGCGCAACAGATCGGCTTCGCGCAGCTTCGTCTTCACTTCATCAAGCGAATGACCATCACGAATCATACGCATGGATTCGGTGAACATCTCGCGCGCTGCATCATCAATGGCACGATCACGTTCATACACATCAGCTTCACGCAATGCCCACGGTGGTGCAAGGTCCAGATCGTCTTTGTCTTTGCCGTCCTGTTGCGCTTTTGCAATCGCTTCAAGCAGATCAGACTTATTGACGTACTTCTTCAGACGATAGGCTTTGCCGTCAGCACTAACTTCGTATAGCTGGGCTGAGATGGCAGCAATCGGAGTGCCGTCAGTATCCTTTTCGAACGTCATGTCGAACGGACGCAGATCAGGTGTTAGCAGTCCTTCGAACTCTTTGTCGGGATCGTAGCTCTTGGCCTGAACGACCTGCGACTGTTTCGACCAATCAATGCGCCGCTTTTCCTGCTGCACTTCAACCATAGTCGAAGCGGGCAATGCATGCGGACGGTCCACTAACCCGGCCGCTTCCAGCACATCTGCGATGCGCGTAACGATGCTCATCAAAAACGACTCCCACCTTCGTACTTACGTGCGTATTGGATACGTGCTGCTGACTTCGGCATTACGGTAATTGCAGTGGCTTTCAATCCACCGTAACGCGACATGGCGATTAGGCTATAGCTGTTGGCGTGTGCAAAGTGATCCTCGCCAAGCCGCTTATAGACGGCCTTGAGGATCGTTCCATCTTCGTCAGCTTCGTTCACCCGACCTAGCGCGCATAGCTGGCTGATGAACTCGCTGGTCGTGCTTTGTGGAAGCTCAATCTCATGCCGACGAACCTCATCGTACATTGCATCAAGAGCTTCCGTGCGGTTGACAACAACCTGCCAATCCTGATTCTCTTCGCGCTTCTTCTTGTCATCAGGCTCCGACCAATTATAGTCACCGCGCTGATTCTCGTTGTAGTAGCACATGAATACACGACCAGGAAACCGCGCTGCTACTTCACGCGCACTATGTTGATTCGGTACACCGTCAATCACGCACAGCGTAACATCGTACTTGCGTATGTAGTAGTCCAGATCACCGAACAGCTTGACTTTGCCGATAAACAGCACACGACTCTTGATAGAGAACTTATCCTTCTTACGAATCACGATGTGCAGGCCATCACCCTTTTGGTCTACACCCATATAACAGTTCTCTTCTGCATGCATCTCGTAATCACGAATGCACGATTGCACCATTGTTGGCGTTACACGATCATCAGCTTCGGTAAACGGAATGCCCAGCTTCGACCGATAGAACTCAGCGCGCCGACGACCCTCCGTGTACTCCTGCATAATCTCTGCAAGGTCCATGTATGACGAGTACAGACCGCAGATATGATAGCCACGGATACGCAATGCTTTCGGATTCTCTGCAATCCACACACCATACTGCGTATCAAGCGTTGACTTACACTTTTTGCAAATCAGATACGCTTCAACTTCGCTAACAATGCGCACACAGTCAGGGAATTCGAACTCCATGATGTTCTTCGTATCGCACTTCTTGCAAATCAGATTCCAATACCGTTTATCAGACTTCTGAAAGTCGCGGTCGATACCATATCCCTCAAACGTCGGTGTAGACAGTTTGAGCCGCCACTTCAGACGCGAGTGATTCAGTCGCTGATCTGCGAGTGCTTCAGAGTCTTCACTGACTTCATCAAGCTCATCAAACACCAGGAAGTCAGCAGGTACTGACTTCATCGCGATGCTTGAACGCATTCCACGAAAGTACATCCATCCACGACCGACCTTGCGCAGCCCTTGTGAGTCATTACGCGCTGTGATCGCTTCAAGATGTGGCGATGCTGATAGCAGTGGTGCAACACGCGTCTTTGAGAACTCTTGAACGTCACTATCAGTCGGGAAGAAGTAGATCACATTCTTACCCAGCTTGTCGCAAACGAAGAAACTCTTCGCCATTGCATACACGCTTGCACCCATCTGAGCCGACTTTTCAATCACCATGTACTTATGGGGATCGTTGTAGATGTCGATCAGATAGTTGTGTCCCTTGAAGCTGAAACGCTCCTCGGGATCATCGCCTATTCCGTAGATATACTCGCGAGCATAGCCAAGGATCGTGTTCTCAATGGCAAGCTGGGCGAGTTGATTGGCGTCGAAGTTCATTTAGTCGAAGCCGAACGGGTCCTGAAACGGTTTGCCGGTGATCTTAGCCTTTAGCCACGCATACGGCACGATGACACAGATCAGTACGATTCCCCAGAGTGTGATGAAGAAGCTCTTCACGAACCGACTGTCTCCCCATCCGCTGACCACGTGAATTCAGCAACGGGATAATGAGCTTTGCAACCTACACAGTACGTACCACCGTAGAACTTCGGATCACGCGCATACGTTTCGCTGAGTGCATCGCCCATGCGTGTTTCAGCACCGCACTTGGTGTGAACGTACTTGTTGCGAAGCGGTCGCACAAAGCCCTTAGCACGCTCCTCACCCGACAGTACAAGATACTTTTCTTGCATGCCGTCCTTACCAATCTCGCGCAGGCCGGGATCATTCGGATCGCTTGTAACTCCCATTAGACTGCTTCTTCCTCGTCTTCATCGTGCGGAGTGACGTTGATAGGTTCTTCTACAGGTGGCAGTCCGTATTCTTGTGCTGCAGCAATACGCGTGATCGCTGCAATCTGCGCCGGATTGAGGCCCTTGAACTCGTGCGAGATGTGCGTCGTATGCACTTCTTCACGCCGCTCAGTCGGATCGCCCAGGATCAACGCTTCAACCTTGATCAGATTGATGAAGTCAGGCAGATCAACGGTAATCTCGCCCTTCTGAACACGCTCGTAAAACTTCTCTTTGAGCGTATTTATCGAATCAAGTGCTTTGCTGATGCGCTCGGTGTGAACCGGCACCATCTTCTCTTCAATCGCTACACCGATAGCGTGATCCGTGCGTAGCGCAAGGTCAAACCACTTGAACTTCGTTGACCAGCGTTTGAGTTGACTGTCGCTGTAAGACTGACCATTTGCAGTCAGTGTGTCTTGCAGCTTGCGCAAAGAGCGTTCATGTCCAAGTCCACAGAAGACTTCGAAGACGGCACGTTGCGTACCATCCATGAACGTAGCTTCAATCTGCGCTCCCAAAGAGTCCGAGTTGCTCGGGTTCTTCTTCATGCGACACCTTCTGCTGCCTTAGCGTCGGTGTCCAATTCGTGTCCGTGTACGGTTTGAGACTTCCGCCGTTCAGCCGTTGCTCGACGTTTGCGTTGCTTATCGCGCCACGTGAGCATGTTGACTCGTTCTTCACGAGGGATAATCTCGTGCGCTCGACTGATGTGGGTTGGATCAACGCACACCTCGTGTTCAAGTACGCGGTGATATTGCGTACGCGAGAGAACCGAATACTCGCTGGGCGGATTCGCTGCTAAGAGCTTATCAGCGGCGGCTTCGATAGGGGATAGACTCACTCTCCCGATACCTCGACATAGCGTTGTTGACTGCCGATGTCGTCTTGCCGACCTTTTGCGCAATCTGTTCCGGTGTCAGTCGCGGATCACGCATGACCTCAAACATCCACGGGAACCATGTCTTAGCTTGCGTTTGTTGATCGCCTTGCAGATACGCGAGGATCGCTTTGAGTCCCCGGTTCACTGTAATGTAGACAACGCGCTGACTGATGCCTAATTGTTTTGCAACGTCAGACGCTTTTGCATCGTCAATCAGGTGAAGTTGAATCGCTCGTCGTTGGTGGGGAGTGAGTACGGAAACCGGATGTGATGGATCGTCGCCCATTGCGCGACGAAGGTCCAGAACGATTGAGACTGAGGTTGAGTCTCCCATGCCCTCAAGCGACCGGAAGGAACGCAAGGCTCTCCGCAGGGAGCGTAGAGACACGATCCGGTAGCTATTCTGGCTAGGCATTGGTGACGTTCATTGAACGCGCAGGGCTATCCTTTCGTCGTCGCCTGGGCAGCGGCTTTGTAGACCGCGTGAGTGATGTTCTTGGCGTCGATGAACAGTGGGATGCCGGTGCGGCACGGGTCCATCTTAATCCCTTCCGAGGTCCGAAAGCAACGCTTGCATCCACGGATGTGACGATTGAATTCAACAAGACGCCGCTCAACTTCGCGATTGCATGCATCGACCCACGCACACAGCTTGTCGTAATGATCAAACGTCAACAACGGTTGATCATCTAAGAGCAGATGTAGATAACCGTCCTCACGCTGATAGTAGTAGCATCCACCATACTGCCCTCAACCGATAGGCCGGGTCG